GCACTTACGCAAACAATCAATATCGTGCCCGTGCAGGGCATCTTTAGCGAGACGGGCGTTTGTGTCGGCTTAGTAGGCCCAGGCGGGGAGTTTTTCTCCCCTCCTATCAATTCAGACACGATTGTCGGCAGCACGATTGACTCATCCCCAATCGGCTCAACGACCCCATCAACGGGCGTTTTCACGACAATCTCAAGCACCGGACTAGCGACATTCAACAATTTCGCGTCCAACAACGTCAACATCACCGGCGGCTCAATTTCCGGTGTTTCCATCACAATCACCGCGCTAAATAACACTCCGGTCGGAAATATCACGCCATCTACCGGCGCGTTTACCACGCTCAGTTCCACTAGCCTATCGGTCACAAATACGATTAGCGGCTCAATTAACGGCAATGCGGCCACCGCAACCTATGCGACCACCGCGGGGTCAGCGACTACGGCAGGGTCAGCCACTACCGCTACAACGGCCACAAACCTTGCGGGCGGCGCAGCGGGGTCTATACCCTATCAGACAAGCGCAGGGGCGACTACGTTCCTTGCAACGGGCACAGGTGTGCTTGTTGGTGGTGTAACGCCAAGCTATTCCACGACCCCGACGCTGACCGGCACAAACATTACCGGAATCCCCAATGGCGGCTTGCTTAACTCAAGCATCACCATTGGAAGTACATCGATTGCGCTTGGTGCTACGGCATCCACGCTGACCGCGGTCACCCTGGCTAACCCAACCGTCAGCAATTACGGCGCGTTTACGTCAACGTCTGCCCCAAGCTATGTAGAGGGTCGGGTTTGGTATGACTCCACGCAAAAGGCGCTGTCGTACTTCAACGATGTAACGAACAACACAATCCACGTCGGCCAAGAGACTCAGCTAAAGGTTTACAACAACACCGGCAGCACGATTTCCCGTGGCGCACCGGTCTACATTACGTCAACTTCTAGCGGGTTTACCTATCCTTTAGTAGCATTGGCAAAGGCCGATACTCAAACCACAGGCAACGCGATTGGATTGGCAAATCAAGACATTCCTACCGCAACCGCTGGTTATGTTGTCATTGCTGGTCTAATTAACGGCCTAAGTCTTGGCGCAATGACGGTCGGGGACACGGTTTATGTAAGCCCGTACTCTGCCGGTCAGTTAATGAATACCTACCCGCCGACAGGGTATCCGGTGAAGATTGGTGTTGTTGCGTATGCCAACAGCCCCAATGGGGCAATTTACGTTAGCCAATCCAATTCTTACGTTTTGGCTGGTAGCGTAGTCGGAACACTTGCTATTGCGAACGGAGGCACAAATGCTACAACGACTCCGACTGCGGGCGCGGTGGCGTTCGGCACGGGCACGGCTTATTCGTTTACTGCGGCAGGCACTTCAGGGCAAGTCTTAACCTCGGCTGGTTCGGGCACGCCAACATGGTCAACGCCTACGGCTTACGCAACAGTCACCGATGACACAACCACCGCGTCGGTGCGTTATCCCCTGTTTGCCAATCAAACAAGCGGAAATATTTCCACCGAATACACCAGTTCCACCAAACTGCAATACACGCCAAGCAGCGGATTGTTGGCCGCCACCACGTTTAGCGGCTCGGGCGCAAGCCTGACCAACATCCCTAATGCTGCGCTGACCAATTCGTCAATTACCATCGGTTCAACTGCGGTCAGCTTGGGCGGTACGGTCACCACGATTGCAGGCTTGACATCGGTTACTAGCACGACATTTGTCGGCGCGCTTACTGGAAACGCAAGCACGGCTACATCGGCGACTACGGCCACAAACGCCACAAATATTGCCATTACCGATAACACAAGTTCGGTATCAACATATTACCCCGTCATTTCGTCCGCAACAACCGGAAATGTCGGCGCAACCACATCGTCTACCAAGCTAAGTTTTGTGCCTAGCACGGGCGTATTGAGTGCAACATCATTTGCTGGTGGGGCGTCAATTAGTAGTGGAACAATTAATGGCGCAACAATCACGGCGCTTGATACTCAGTTCACGCTGCAAGATGACGTAGACCCAACAAAGCAAGCGCAGTTCCAGTTGTCTGCAATTACGACAGGGACGACAGGCACATACACATTACCCGCAGCTACTACAACATTGGCTGGATTGGGGACAGTACAGACATTTACTGCAAATCAAACATTTGCTGGGACTACTTATACATTTAGTGGCAATGTATCAATGACCAGTTCGTCATTTACTCGTACAGCCACAACTCAAAACTGGCTTGATGGTTCAATGAGTACTGGCACATGGATAGTTGGCGGGACTGCACAGACTGGTGCTATCACATTGGGCCGGTCTACCGGAGTGCAGACGCTAAACCTTGCTACTGGCGCTACTGCTACTGCAACAACAAAAACGCTTAACATTGGCACGGCTGGTCTATCTGGTTCAACCACTGCCATCAATATTGGTTCGGCAGTATCCGGTGCAACAACAACAACTAGTGCTTATGGCGCTTGGACATTTAATAGCACGGTAAAAGCCAACCAATTAATTATTGCACCATAGGAGTTAAATCATGGGTTCATTAGTCTTTCAAGCAACACTCGGCGGCCAGGTCAATCTAAACGGCCCTAACACCGCGTCCACATTTGACATTGCTGTGCCCGCCACAACGGGAACAATGGTCACCACCGGCGATTCGGGTACGGTCACCAATACGATGCTTGCTGCAAGCGCGTACACCACGCCTGGCACGATTGGCTCGGGAACGGCTAATAGCGGTGCATTCACCACTTTGAGCGCATCTAGCACGGTTTCGGGTACAGGCTTTAGCACTTACCTTGCATCTCCTCCCGCTATTGGCGGCACAACCCCTGCGGCTGGTTCCTTTACTTCTGTCACCAACTCTGGCCTGACAACGGGCCGTGTGGTCTACACAACTACCGGCGGGCTGGAGACAAGCTCCGCTAACTTGCTGTACTCAGGTACTGACCTGACTGTTTACGGACTCACCGTAGGCCGAGGCGCTGGCGCGATTTCATTAAATACGGCTGTTGGCGCTAGTGCATTGTCAGCAAATACTAGCGGAACGAGAAACACAGTAGTTGGCGCACAAGCTGGAGCCGCAAATACTAGCGGAACATATAACGTATTTGTTGGCTCATATGCAGGGCAAACCACCACTACTGGAAATCAAAATACAGCTATTGGCGATGTAGCAATGCAAGCAAATACAACTGGCGGTTTAAACACGGCTGTTGGTATGCAAGCATTGCAAAACAACACCTCCGGAAGCAGCAATGTAGGAATTGGAACATTAGCAGGATTTGCTAATTTAACTGGAGGCAACAACACTGCTGTTGGTCAAGCTGCATTGCAAAACAATACCGCCAGCAGCAACACCGCTGTAGGGTATCAGGCTGGGTATAGTAATACTACGGGCGCAAGTCACACAGCAGTGGGTATTGGCGCTCTTTTCACTTGCACCACGGGTACAGACAACACTGCCATCGGCGCTAACGCAATGCGAAGCGCGACTACTGCAAGCTACAACACAGCAGTGGGAATCAATGCGCTATTTAGTGCAACCACTGGAACCGGTATAAATACGTCAATTGGTCGGGAATCTATGTATTCTACCACCACAGGTTCTAGCAACGTAGCCGTTGGTCAATCGGCTATGTACACAAACACTACGGGAACTAACAATGTAGCTGTGGGGCTTGAGGCGCTAAGGTCTAACACCACCGCCAGTAACAACACTGCTGTAGGGTATCAGGCTGGTACTGCCGCAACAGGCGCAGGCAATCAGTTGTTTGGCTACAGTTCTGGCTCTGCGGTAACCACTGGCGCTAAGAACGTCATCCTTGGCAGCTACACAGGCTCTGCTGCTCCCATTTCTGCTACTGGCAGCAACTTCGTCGTGCTGTCGGACGGTGATGGCAATGTGCGCCAATACTTCAATGGTTCCATTGCTATATTCAACGGGACAATTTCCCCTGTGCAAGCAACGACAGCCGCAGCACCAGCCTATGTTAAAGGGGCAATGTACTTTGATACCACTCTGAACAAACTCCGCATTGGCGGCGCTACAGCATGGGAAACTGTCACTTCTGTTTAATCTAAGGACTTACCATGACTACCTTTACCACCACCGTTACCCAAATGTTTACTCTGCCTCAAGAAGCAGGGCAGACCGATGTTGTTGTCAACGTCAACTACCTCGTCACTGGGGTAGACGGCACATACACCGCCGACATTGGCTTCAGCCAGCAGTTCACTATTCAGCAAGGCGAGGCGTTCACGCCCTACGCTCAGCTGACCGAAGCGCAAGTAATTGGCTGGGCTGACCCGCAGACCGTGAGCAATATGCAGGCGTGCGTGCAGGGTCAAATTAACTCAATGGTCAATCCTCCTGTTTCGCCTACATCACAAGCATTGCCCTGGAGCGCATAAATGGCAAATTTCACATGGAAAATTTCTGAGATTTCCGCTACAGACGGGCTGATTACTCATGCAAAATACCATGTGACAGCCCAAGTAGACAATGATTCGGTGGAGACTGAGGGTAATTGGTATTTCAATGAGCCAACTCTAAAAACGCTGTTTGCCGATGTGACCGAAGATATGGTCGCGGGCTGGATTGAAGCTGAGTCTTACAAAGACGGGATAAATGTTATAAAATCGGGGCTAGAGGAACAACTGGCGCGTAAGTCGAATTCTGTTGTGCCTCCGTGGAAACCGCAAGTGTTTACCCTGGAGCAGACATGACAGCGCCTATCGACATCATTTCTCGCGCACTCAAGGACATCGGCGCATTAGAAGCCGGTGAGACTCCTACGCCCGAAGCGGCGCAAGATGCGTTTGAAATGCTCAATGACCTTATTGACCAATGGTCGAATGAGGACATGATGACGTTCTACAAGACGGAAATCATCTTTCCGGTTACGTCAGGTCAAACGCAATACACCATTGGCCCAGGCGGTCAAGTCGGCGCAGTCTTTACCGGCTCAATCTCAGGGACAACCCTAACAGTCACGGCCATCACATCAGGCGCAATCGCCATAGGGCAAACCCTAAGTGGCACAGGAATCACGGCTGGCACAAAGATTTTGGCATTCCAAACCGGCGCCGGTGGCAACATCAACGAAGCTGGAACATACACGCTCAACATCTCGCAGACTGTAGCGTCAACCACAATCAACGCTTACTATCAGCGGCCATTGGTCATCAATTCAGCGTTTGTTCGGATTAACACGACATCTAATGGACAGCCAATAACCGGCGGCGGTCTTGACTATCCGGTGTCGGTGCTGAACGTTGAAGAATACGAAATGATTGGCTTAAAGACGCTCAACGGCCCGTGGCCCAAGGCGCTTTACTACCAGCCGACTGAACTGCTTGGCAACCTTTTCCTGTGGCCCAATCCAGGCCAAGGCGAAATGCACATCTTTGCTGACACGATTTTCAGCAACTACACCGGCCTGTACGACAGCATCACGCTTCCGCAAGGTTACGCAATGGCGCTGCGCTGGTGTCTTGCAGAGCGCCTAATGCCCATGTACGGAAAGGCAAGTCAGACCCAAATTGCCATGATTATGAAGTTTGCCGCACAAGGCAAAGCCACAATCAAGCGCACAAACATGAAGCCGCCACCTGTTGCTCGATACGCCGATGCGCTGTTGGTTGGGCGTAGCAAGGACGCGGGCTGGATACTTTCGGGCGGCTTCTTCCGTTGAGGTCATAAATGCCCGATTTTGGTTTTGTTGGCCCATCCTACGAAGCACCGTCGATTTATCAAGAATCGCAGGAGTGCATCAATTTCTTTCCTGAGATTGACCCACTCAAGCAGCCTGGCACGCGGGGCATCGTTGCGCTTTATCCAACTCCAGGGTTAACCCTACAAACCGTACTGAATACCGCCGAAGTGCGCGGTCTCCGCACATTGTCGGGCGGTTCGCAAATGATTGCGGTCTGCGGTGTTTACGTTTACGTTTTTACGTCTAATCTGACCCCGACCATTGTCGGCACACTTAACTCATCTACAGGGCGCGTTGGCATTACCGACAACGGCATCAACGCCTACATTGTGGACGGGGCTTACCGGTACACCTGGCGCATTTCATCTCCGTCTAATGCCATCTTCACCGGCTCTGTTTCGGGCACGACTTTGACCGTTACGGCCATGAGTTCGGGCACGATTACGGCTAACCAAAGTCTGACCGGCGTGAGCGTGACCGCAGAGACCGTTATTACGGCTTTGGGGACGGGAACTGGCGGCGTTGGTACTTACACCCTAAACATATCGCAAACAATCTCAGCGCGGTCTTTGAGCAGCACCGCGGTCGGCGCTCGATTCACGGCCAGCATTAGCACAACTGTGCTAACTGTGACCGCTGTCGCATCGGGCACTATTTACCTTGGTCAGACAATTCAAGGCGCGGGCATTACGGCGGGAACAATCGTCACCGCATTTGGTACTGGCTCGGGCGGCGCGGGAACTTACACAATTAGCGTTAGTCAAACCGTTGCATCGGAAACCATGTATGCGCTGAACTTCAGCGTTTTGCCTTCTACCGATGGCGCATTCAGCGGTGCGAATTCTGTTGACATTGTGGACAACTACTTTGTTTACAACGACCCAAGCACTCAGCTTTGGGGCGCATCCAATCTGTTGTCGCCCATTTCTTCCAACACATCCTATTCGCTAAAAGACGGTGCGCCCGACAAACTGGTGGCGCTCATCGTTGACCATCGTGAAGTCTATTTGATGGGCGAAGCATCGTCCGAAGTGTGGACGGATGTTGGTGCGGTTCAGTTTCCATTTCAACGTATTCCAGGCACGTCTACCCAGCAGGGCATTGCGGCGCAGTTCTCCGTGGCCCGTCTTGGCCCATCGTTCGCTTATGTGTCGCGCAACAATCGCGGCCAAGCGCAAGTGATGCAGATGAACGGCTACATCCCGCAGCGTATTTCTACTCACGCTGTAGAGAATTCGCTGACCAATCAATACATTGATGACGCAATTGCGTGGACATATCAGCTTGAAGGCCACGAAGTCTACGTTTGCACATTCCCAACCATTGGGCTAACTTGGGCTTATGACTTCACCACACAAATGTGGCACAAGTGGCTTTACACAAATACGGATGGCACATACAGCCGCCATCGCGGAAACTGCTGCGCGGTCTTTCAAGGCATGGTGTTGGTCGGCGATTACGCCAATGGTTGTATATATGAACTAGACAAAAAGAATTACACCGATAACGGCCAAAACGTCCGTCGGTTGCGTCGCGCCCCTCATCTGACCACAGACCTACAGCGTCAGTATTTTGAGGAATTGCAGATTCAGTTTCAGCCAGGCGTAGGCACAACAGGGTTATCCACGCCAGCGGTCGCAATTTATGTAAATTCCCCGTATTACATTTACCCTGATGCCACCTTTACCATTGGCGCATTTGAAACTTACATCATTGGTGTTCAAGCCACTGTTAACAACACCACGACCACAACTTATCCACAAGCTATGTTGCGTTGGTCTAATGATGGCGGCTCCACTTGGTCTAAAGAATATTGGGTCACCATTGGACAATTAGGCAAATACCGCAACCGCGCCATTTGGCGGCGTTTAGGCCAAGCGCGTGACAGAGTTTTTGAAGTGTCTATCACCGACCCTGTGAATGCGGTCATCATCTCTGCCAACCTAAAAATGAGCGCAGGAGAAAACTAATGGCACTCTCAAACACCCAACAAATCAACCCTTATCCACAGGCTGAGTTCTTGGATAAGACCACCAACCGGCCTACCCGTTCTTGGCAGCAGTTTTTTCTTAATCTGCTTAATTATTCATCAGCTACCACGGCCACCGCAGGCTCGGCAACTTTGCCAGCTAATCCTGTTGGGTTCATCAATGTGACCGTGAACGGTAATGCGTACAAGATTCCGTACTACAACGTATGAAAACCGTTCAGGAAATCCTTGCCGCCGACTTGGGTAAGAACTACCCTAAGAAAGCTATCACCATCCAACAATACTACGACGGGCTGATGGATGCGCTGCGCGGGAAATACAAGCTGTACCGCGAGGACAACACGCTTTTTCTCACGCATGATGTGGACGATGGGGTCGAATTTCACGCCATGAATGCCGACAGAGCCGACAGTTTGGTCAAAAATTGCAATGCGTTCTTTGATAAAATGGCAGAAAAGGGTTACAAGTACGCCGTCACCTATTACGACAACCCCAAAATCACGACGCTTTTGGTGCATTCCAAGTACCCTTATGAGTCAGAAAAGATTGACGATGGGGAATATCGAACCTATA